ATCAGGGTTTTTAGTGTTGATACCAACGTGGTCAGCCTCGACATCTACATGGAGGGTATCACCATCCACAGTCAAGTTTGAAGAAACATACACATTACCAACAACGTGCAACTCAGCATTAGGGTTTTTAGTGTTGATACCAACGTGGTCAGCCTCGACATCTACATGGAGGGTATTCCCGTCAACAGTTAAGTTTGAAGAAACATACACATTACCAACAACGTGCAACTCAGCATTAGGGTTTTTAGTGTTGATACCAACGTGGTCAGCCTCGACATCTACATGGAGGGTATTCCCGTCAACAGTTAAGTTTGAGGACACATACACATTACCAACAACGTGGAGTTCTGCATCAGGATTTTTAGTATTGATACCAACCTTATTCTCAGAGGCATCCACAAAAAGAGTGTCGGTACTTACAGTAAGATCACCCGTGATGTTTGTATTCCCAGTGACAACTAAAATGTTAGACCCATATTCGTCCACATACAGATTGGATCCAATATCAAGTGTGTGAATAGGACTTGTATTTATAATTCCAACATTAGACTCTGTAAAAACTCGCCCGTACACGTGAACATCAAGTGTTTCAGATGTAATTGGTGTGATTGTGTTACTATACGCGCTACTATTTGTATACGCTAAAGCAAGTTCGCTCGTACCTTCACGGAATCCGATAGTGACATTCGAATCTGGGCGTGTCATGATGATTCCTAAATCTAGTGTAGTATCACCACTTGTGTTATTTGCACCAATTTCTATGATCGCATCTTTCACTATGAGATTTTCAGTGCCTAGTGTTGTTAATCCACCATTTACTACGAGATTTCCATCAATACTCACATTACCTGATACAACAAGTACATTAGAACCAACATCATCGACGTAAAGATTGGATCCCACATCTAATGTATGTGCAACCGTTGTATTCGCTATACCCACATTACCATAAGTTAAAAAACTTGTATCAACATTTATGAATTGTACGACATTTGAGGTAGTATTACCACGGTTGGTAGCAATTTCCAAAGTTACACCACCGATGAGGGCGTTGGCACTTTCACCTGATTCAGACAATTCTCCAGTTGTTCGATTATACATCATAAGTACGACATTTGAATCATCTATATCTTGTCTAAACCTAACAGGTGACATATATATACTACCACTGTTTGGAGTGGTTAAAAGGGTGTTGCTGGCATTAAACACAATGGTATTTTCAGCCTGAACATCCGAGTCGGGTACGTTCTTACCAAACCTAATCTTGGTAGACCGTTCTATTGTAGGTATGTTCTTAACCATTTAATATACGATGGCATTTTAATTTGCGTAAAGGAGACCAGCCATACCATTTTGTATACGAAGTACATTGTAGTTGACTGCGTAAATTGGGTCATTAATAGGCATACTTTCACTCATAATCTTAACTGAATTTAATCGACTGAAGTTGAGAGTTCCTGTGGGTTGTAGGGAACTCGTTGAAAGACAGAAGCAATAAAGAAAGAAATCTGGAGAAGTCACAAAGTTTGTGTGATAATAGTTCATTACATCAATGTAATGAGGTTTACCCCATTTGTAGTTACTGACATCTAGACCGTTGATGTTTAATTTAACCTTATTTGTGGGAGATGTAAGGGCGCCATCAGTTGTTGTATCGGAAGAAGCGAGATATTTCACTGGGTGGTTGAATGTGAGATCCTGAACTAGTTCACCCGATGCTATATTTTTTTGAACCTGGGTAATGAGAAGATCGTGTTGTCGTGTAGCAATATTACCACGCTCTTCATTGTCAAGGTAATAATAATTTGCATGACATTCAACGTTATAGTTCACTGCTGCAGAGCTCCAATAAATACGAAGTTCTACATTATGATAATTAAGAGCTACTAAAGGAAGTGCACATTGAGGACCTTCACAGAAGAAAAAACGTAAAGGATAAAAGTACGAACGAGCACTCACACCTGGGTGTGTACCGTTTGCACTCTTGGACACATTTTGTGCAAATGTATCGATAGCAATTTTTTCAGTAAAGATCGCATCTTGACTGTCAACAATTGAACCACCAATGAGAAGTTCAACTTTATCGATAATGGTATCCCATCGTTGGATATCGAGTGCTTGGGTTGTGTCATCAATTGTAAAATACACGTAACCGAGAAGATCACCGGTTCGTTCAAATTGAACACTAGACATTGAATTGTTTTTCACTGCTCCATGGATTGTTTGCTTTTCGATGGACTGTGAAAAATTAGCATGTCTTTTGAAAGTTGAACTAAAGAAAGATATTTCGGGGTTACCCATGATGTATTCATCCTGGGCACCTATAGCGATCAATTGAACAATACCAGCAGACATGGTATACTACTCTAAGGGAAGAAAATTACAAATTGGGTTTTCTACACACGAAACGAAGAATTAAAAAATTATTTTTCACAGGGCTAGATGGTGTAATAGGTACACCATTTTGGTTTCTAATATTTACAGTAAATCGATCAATACTACGGATAGGATTTATATATTGTGCCACAATGGGATAATTGTCTTTAAAATTGAATGATGTCGTACCTTCACCTATGATACTCGCAAACGAATTTCTTATCATACTCATCGAACCTTGACCGTCGTATACATTCGAGGCTCTATCACTGAAAATTGTATCAAGTTCATCAATGGAAATATAACAGTGGTTCGTATCAACTGTCGTATTAATATTGGCGGCTAACAGTCTAGCCTGAACAACATTTTTTAGTGGATTTTGGAGATGACACGTGAATGTATTTGCACTGGCCTGTCCAATTGAATCAATAGTTACCGTGTGATACTCGTAATTGAGATCGGGAATACTCTCAGATGGAGAAGTAATGAGTGCCATTTATAGTTAGCTTAGATTAAAGATCCACCGATTCCGTCCTCGATCCCGTACCCAGCATGGTCTGATACGAGCTTTTGAGCACCACAAAGACCACCTGGAGTCAGACTCTTCGTGTAAGCACTCCCCTCACTGGTGAAACCTGGGGCACATTCAAGGCGGTTCTCAAGGGTGAAAATAGATTCTTCACTGATAGGTGTGATAGTAATTGGTCTAGGTTGGTACTTACTGGTATTTCTCACCATTCCAAGAACAGTAATGATCACGATGAGAGTGAAGATGGATATCAGAGCATTTCGATTGGTACGGTTAAAGTTAAACATTTATAATGAACGTATATTATTTTTTTCAAACCGCGTTAAAGATAATTTAATAGTTTCCCTTTAGAGAGTAGATGGACGAAGAAATTGTCTTAGATCGTGGAAATACTATTATAATGAAACTAGATGCCGATGAACAGGCATTAATGGATGAGATTGAAATATCTTCAGCTCGACCCCAGCCCACTCGACGACCGGTTACGTCACACCCTCAACAACATATGCAAACACAACACCAAGACTCTATGGATGCCTTTGTAAATCCAAACAAACAATCAGCTCCTACCCAAGTACACGATGATGAAGAGATTGATTATGGAGAAGATGAACCAACATTTTTTGAAGATAGTCCTATGGGTCCAGAAGATCAGGACGAAAAACCTTCCAAGGGTTATAACTCCATCGACGAAGAAAAGGCTGATCTTATCAACAAATTGGGGCGTCTCGAAAAGAAGGGTTTCGCTGTAAATAAAAGACTCAACGCGTACTCTAGTGTAGAAGATCTTCGAACGGAAGTAAAACGTATTACCTACAGTATCGACGTGGAGCAGTCTGTTCGCTTCTCTCGACGTATGTTAGTAGCTTGTGTGACTGGATTAGAATTCCTTAATAAGAGGTATAACCCCTTTGAGATCCAGCTTGAGGGCTGGTCCGAGTCCATCATGGAGAATGTAGATGATTATGACGGTGTTTTCGAGGAACTTTACGTAAAGTATCGCTCTAAGGTGAATGTTGCTCCCGAAGTGAAGCTCATCATGATGCTTGGTGGTTCAGCAATGATGTTCCATCTTACCAATAGTATGTTTAAAAGTGCTCTACCCAATATGAATGACGTACTCAAACAGAATCCCGATCTCGTGAAAAACATGATGTCTGCGGTTCAGAATACGACTCGGGCTCCATCGGGATCAGCTGATGCGGCCCCCGTTGGGGGAACTGGTCAATATGAAATGCAGGGGCCAGGATTAGATATTTCAAGTCTCATGGGTGGTATAATGATGCCTCCACCCCCAATGAATACAACACCCCAAGGCCATGTGCAAAGCGAAGAACAACAATTTGATGATGATATTTCCGATATTATATCAATCTCAGGTGAGTCTACAGGTGGTGAGATCAAGCAGGTCAGTGTTGACGCTACCAAACCAAAGAGGACTCGGCGAAAGAAGAAGACCGAAATTAATCTCTAAGTAAAGTATAAATGATAGCGTATTGTCCGCTAGAGGAACTAGAACCTCCCATGCGACGTCATGAATCTGTCGTCACTAAAAAGGTTGAAACTGAGTCTACGTCTACAACGAGTCTCGAAGAAACCGAATGTAATTACGTCGTCATGGCTTTTATTGTCGGCGTGGTGTTATTAGCCGTCTCTGATTCCATCAGGGCGTAAATATATAATTATGTCTACCGTGGGGTGTAACCTCCCTCACAGTAAACTTAATATGTGAATGTACACAATTCTGTACCTGTAGTGTTATCGACTGCGGGGTTGTCACCATATATGGCGTCAAATGAACCATTTCGAGAACTTAAAAGCTCCACGAAAATGTCATATTTGTACTGTACACTCACGTCATCGTGTGGATTTAATAGAATACCTCGCTTACCTACACTTACTATAGGACTCCATGGGTAACTATTAGTTCCACCGAATATAGTTTTAGAACCTATCGCTATATCCAAAGTGGATAAACTCTCATCTTCTGTACCACCTTGTATTTCCAATACCATAGTACTTTGTTCGATTACAGTCGAGCTACTGGTTCTTCTCATCATAGCCACAACTTTAGCGTAAAATGCACCTTTACCAAAATACAATTGAATATCTTTTGCATCTAAAACTGTGCGAGTAAACGTGTTAGAGTATTTTTTACATGCAACATGGTCAGAGTTTGTAATTATACCACCGTTTACATGTAAAGATGTATTTGCTTGAGCACCACTCAAACCGATTGCAACCTGGTCACCGAAATCGATAGCACCACCGACTGTTAGGTCACGTTCTATGGTGAGGTTACTATTTATAAACGTTTCCGTCGATTCTGGGTTTACGTAAACATTACCAAGTGTATCAGATAATATTTTTGATGTTCCACCAGTTGTCTTAAACTCCACTATAGCATTACCAGAAGAATCCTCTATTCTATGGACCGCGTCATATACGTGTAATCCTGTTAGTGGATTTGTGGTTCCAATGCCGACGTTACTTGTGTGTGTAATACGAATACCATCTGCATCAGTTCCATTACGAACCGATCCCAATATTAGTCCAGTTATATCATTATCTACGTCATGGTAACCTCTCATATACCCACCATCTTCATCATTTAAATAGAGAAGCATACCAGTTTTAGTAGTTCCAGAAGCAGCAGCATTACTCGTGAGTTTTAAGACATCTGAATCCAATGTACTAGAATTGTGAACATGTACATTGGTCGATGGGGTTTCTGTACCTACACCAAGATGACCCACATTATCAAAGCGAGCAAACTCAAACTCATTTCCTTCTGAAATCTCGTGAACAAATGTTAATGGACGTAATCCTGTAGCATCAGATTGTATATTTCTGATTATATTTACAGAATCGTCACCTGACTCTATGGTTGGGTTTGTTGTCTCAAACTCTATACCTGTAAGCCTGAATTGACCACCAGCTGTAAACTCAATATTACCAGCTACAACCAATTTATTTGAAATGGCACTTGGTTCAGTAGTAGCAGTACCACCAATGATAACAGCACCTCCACCTGTTATACGTAAGGGTATGGTAGAACCAAGTGGTTCTATTTGTTCAAATGTTTGATCAGATGTTGAATAGGTTTGAAATAAATGTTCAGCTGCAATGTGACGTATTCTAGTAGGACCTTCTATATCATCAGAACCTTTATTACCTTTGAATATCACTAACTCATTTTGAGCCTGTAAAGGTCCATACCGTCTTTCAATAAATGCAGTGTTCCCAAATAGACTCCCTGTAAGACCACCAAATGTAAGTTGATTTCCTATCACGACATTACCATTGATTTCCATTTCACCTCTAGTGGTATCTGTGCGAATACCAACATTACTGTTCGCCCCATCAATGTATAAAATAGTCGCAATACTGTCAGAAACATCCTTATAGTTGTCTGAAATCCTGAAATCACTTGAATCACCGGAAACGCCCACGGACCAACCAGCTTCAGCCCCACCGTCACTTTGTATAAAGGATACAAATGCATTACCGTCAGCTGCATCCGTTTGTGCAGATATAATTGCATCTCCCGCCGATACACCCTGATTATGCACTAATATACCATTTGTATCGGGGTTAGCTATTCCTGTAGAATAGACTTCCAGATGTGCAGATGGTTGGGTTGTCCCAATACCCACTCGCCCATCAGCTCTTAACGTCAAAATCTCAGATTCATCACCGTATCTATCATCGGAGAGTAATATATCAAGTTTCGAGTGAGATTTACCAGATTCAATGTCATATTTACCCATCTTGAATGTAGCTCTAACGCCATCACGGCTAGATGTACCTTCACGTGTTAAATGCATAACCGTCGCCAGGTCAGGTGTTGAATTATTTATGGGTTGTGTATTTGTGACAACTAGGGGTGTTCCCAAATGGATAAAGTTATTCCTATACACAGGTTGTTGATTGATAAATGCAGTACCACCGGAGGTTTGGAAAATACCCTGGGGTTGTGTCGTCCCTATACCCACATTACTAGATTCTAAAATAGTCAGTTTTGGATTTCCCATTGTTGGTGTGGTACTTGCATAAAAGTTGAGACCTTTACCGGAAGCCACAATATTTTCCACCTTATTTTCACCTACTATAGGATTTGAATATACACGCATCGCCGTGTTTCCTGTTGTCCCCCATACATTACCATATATAACAGCATTACTTCCAATTACATGAACATTACCAGCAATTGTAAGTCTCTCGGAAGGATTTGTATTCGCGATACCAACAAATCCATTGGAAGTTATTCGCATTCTCTCACTATTTTTAGTCGAAAATCTTATATTTTGGTGTGTGTTTGAGGTACTGGCACCATATATTTCGATGGAACTTACATTAGATGCAGTTGGGCCAGATTTAAGAATGAGTGCATTAGATGTACTATTTGGTCCAGTGTTATCCGCGTGAACTAATATATTGGAACTTGACGTTAATGTTTTTGTGGTAAGATTTGTAGTTACAGTATTACCTACTATTGTCAAAGTATTTGCGTTTGTCATATTGGCAAATATTTTTGAACCTATAGAAAGTGTATCGGTAGGTGAAAGGTTGGAAAACCCTGAAGAATGTGTACCATCAGTGCGTAAAGCCATCACCTGAACGTTACTATTTATCACAACTGGTGTAACTTCAGCTGAGTTTACTGTAAGTAAGTCACCCACCCTAATACCACCTGTTCCAACACTTAATTCCTGAACATATACATTACCATGACTGTACATGACATTCGACCCTGTGTCATCAAAGAATACATTTGAACCCACACACAGTGTATGGGTTGGGTTTATATTCGCAACACCAACATTACTATCTGTATATAGCTGCCCATATACATGAATGTTAACTGTATTTGAATCGAGGGGAATTGTTTGTCCTATCTCCACACCACCAATTGTGTAAGCACTTCCGAATGTCTTTGCAAATATTAGTTCAGTATTGGCTGTTGAGTATCCAAACGCAATATTCGCCTCGACACCTGGGTCTTCTGTCATTATGAGAGCATTATCGTATATACCACCTGGTACACCATCTGCCATTTGAATCACTGCATTCGAAACGACAAGGTTATTAGAGTTTTTGTATGTCAAATCATCTGTGATCATTACATTACCTGAAACGATTACGTTACCGGTAACCAACAAATCTCCATTCTCTATGGCGACGTTACCATTTTGAAACAAAGCAATGTTTGAGACAGATGATGCACCAACGACTCCAACTGTAAGATAATCACCCACCGTTAAATTTGATGAATATGTGTTACCAGATACTTTCAATACATTAGATCCCACACTATCAACATAAAACTTATCATTTGTCGTTTTAATCAGATTATATGCAATCAAGTTAGTAGTGGCTACATTACCATCAACGACTACTAAGTTTTGTCGAGTTCTGTTAATCGAAAATCTATCTGAAACCTGGAAATCGTTCGTTGGATTTGATATATCTACACCGATCTGGGTTGCTGTGAAACGGAAAACATTGGTAAACCCGCTGAGTTGTAAATCACCTGTAGAGGTAAGATCACCCGTTATGTTAAGATTTGCCGTTGTTATGACATCAGCTTCCACTTCACTGGTGATGATACTTCTCACATTTGTGAGGACACCCTCCTGTTCTAGTGGATCTGCATCCAGTGATGCCACATAAATCTGGTCGAAACGTACTGTCCTTCCCATTTATATTAGCTTCCGAATAAAATTCCAGCTAAACCATCCTTAATTCTAAGTACGTTATAGTTGACGGCATAAACATATAATGATTGATTAGAAGGTCTCGATGAACCTTTCTCGGCTCCTCTAATAATCAACTTGGCATTGTCGAGTCTACTAAAATTACAAGTACCCGATGGGTTATAACTCGATGCATCTAAACAGAAATGATACGCAAAAAAACGTGTATCAAAGGGGACGTCATTTGTAAATACATAATTTATTGCTCCACCCTTAGATTTATAATATGTCTGTGCAACATGAAAGTATACAGGAGACATATTTTCTAATAAAGATGTACCATTTAGCTGAATATCACCAGTCCGAAACGTAAAACGGTCATTTGCGAAATCGATCGCACTTGTTCCATAACCAAAAAATAAAGATTTGACTGGGTGGTTAAACACCGAAAGATCTAGATCATTGTACCCACCACTCTCAGTTTTATTATCATTCACGTATGAAAATGGATATTCGGCTCGTTGAACTTGTGTTATGACAAAATCCATCTGACGTTTTACCATAGATTCTCTTTCATCTCTGTCTAAAAATATATAGTTTCCATACACTTTTATTTGTCGATCTGCTTCAGAAAAAGATGAAAACTGTGTTTCATCAAATTCTATTTTAATTTCAACTTGATGATATTGAAGTGCAACTAATGGTAGGAAACCACCGTGATCGCAAAAGAAAAAATGGAATGGTAAAAAGTTTGGCATACCACCTGGGTTTTGTTTATTTGTAAAGTTTTCAGATTTATTGTAGCTTTCGGATAAATAGACTGGCCATATTTCGCTGAAATAGTCAAAATGTTGGGAATCAACCTTCTGTCCCCCAATATAGAGACTCATCGTGGAATTATAGAAAAGATTTGAAGCCACCGTGTTACCTTCACACCATATACCGTTTATGAGGTCTCCTAAAACTGGAATAGTTATACTAGAATCATTATCAGAAATATTCTTGATGAACTTTGGAGCTTGTGAAAAGTTTGTATGCCGGTTAAACTTCATACGAAAATACGAATGTCCCTCTTCACTGTTCAGGTAAACATCTTGGGCACCTTTGGAAACGAGTTGTATTAATGCACCAGACATATATTTAATAATCAGATTATAAAAACAGACACTTTCCCTGAGGGAACTCACTCTTCTCCTCCTCCGTAAATTTACCTTGAATCTTGAAACCACCTTGTCTGTACACTTTCATTCGTTTGTAATACATGGCTGTGAAGATCGACCATGGGTCGTGTATATCATAGATGTGTGGATTGTTCTTTTTTCCTTTCGTTTCTCTCATGATTCTTCCAATACTTTGAGTAATATCAGACTTAGGACTCGCCAAAATAACGGTATCAAGGGTTGGGATATCGAGACCCTCGTGGGCTTGACTGAACGTCGCAAAGATGATCTTTTTCTTGGAAGACTCTTGGAGGGCAGCCTCTTTCATACCACCCATATATAGTCCAGATGTTTTGGGAAAACATTGATGAAGGAACTCACAGTGTTGTCGACGATCACTGAGGACTAGGAGTTGTCTCGACCCAGCTGAAGCTTTCTTGACGAGTTCCACTAACATCTTGTTTCTCTCTCGATCCTCAACAACTTCGGTAATCATGTTTGGCATAGAAATCTTCCCATTCCTCATAGAGGGTGGGGGATTTCTGTAATTGAATGAATCAAAGGTAATTGGGAATACCTCAACCTGTTCCTGATTCTTTCTCTCAACCGCAAAGAATGTTGGACCCATGAACCAGTGAAGAACCTTGGTGAGACCATCTTTCCTCTCTGGGGTTGCTGATAGACCAAAGATATGCCGAGGACACATCTTGAAAAGACTCTGACTGAACACCTTAGCACAAATATGATGCGCTTCATCTACGATGAGTGTACCCACCGAGTCAAAGTCCGAGAAGCTATATTCCTTTAGGGACAACGATTGGAGCATTGCGATGACAAAATCACACTCAACCTCTTTTTTATCTTGTTGTACAACACCGATCGTAGCACCCGGACAAAATTGTTGAATGCGCTCCTTCCACTGATCGGCGAGGAACTGTTTATGTACGATAATCATGGTCCTGTACCCCAGTTTACACGCTATGGCCAGGGATACTGTCGTCTTCCCATAGCCACATGGTAAAGAAAGGACCCCATGACCGACTTTAATTGCTGCTGCAAGTGCTTCATTTTGGTGTGTTGCGTCTCGGAGTTGCCCAGCGAATTTGGTTTTGATTCTGGTAGGTTCCGGTCGTTTGTCTTCCCGAGGTTCACCAACCTTAGCGGTTCCGTAGAATCTTGGAACGCAGACTCCAGTCTTAGTTGCTCTAAAAACTTTGAAAGGTGGTGGAGGAAACCCGTAGTCACCATTTACCACGGGTCTTACTGTAAGTTCTTTTTTAATTTCTTGGATTGGTCCTTCACTTACCAAGTACCCCGTTCTAGTAAGACTTGTCATTATTTACTTATTTAAAGGTTACAAACTTTAAATGAGTAAATGCGTAAAGTCAGTGTAACAGAAAACATTATGAAGATTGAGAAGTCTATTGAAGAAAGTAAAAATGAAATTATGAGACTTCAGGGTTGTCTAATGGTATTTAAGGGGTTTATGGATGAGGGTCTTGAGACGATTGAACTTCCTTCGGGTAAACCCGAGACCGAGGTCCAACCTGAGACCAAGGTCCAACCTGAGACCAAGGTCCAACCTGAGACCAAGGTCCAACCCACGGTTCTGGTCGAACGCGATGAAACTCCACACATGGTCCAACCCGAGACCAAACCCCAACCTGAGACTAAGAAGGTTAGGTCTGAAAGTCATCACGACCACAACCATATCGATCGTGTACCAAATCTCGGTAGTGATACCCCTACCGGTATTAACGAAGAATATGTTATTGAGACATGTTAATTGAAATTAACTTCCATGAATATCCACTATGATCACCCTTATTCCATACACCCATAAATTCAACTTCGATACCAACTTCATCCCCCTTTATAAGAGATTGCACCGGTTTACCACTTACATTGCACATAACTCTCCTATAACGGAATGGTACCTTTACTGTCAGAATAAATCCATCTAATGGATTATACACGTGAGAGTTTTTTATAAGTCCATTTTTATTATTTTGAACTCTTTTTACTATTTGAGTACAATTTTCAGGAATGACCAAACGAATGTATTTCTTGTCGTTATGGTCATACATGGGTTCGTAAACTTTAGCTACAAACTTCATTGATATCTATTACGATAAACTAGAATTAAAACTATAAGTGATATAATCAAAATTGATATTACTTGTGTTAATAGCATATTTTGTAGAGGTTCTCTCGTACCGAAACATTTATGACTAAGAGATCTAGATACTTCAACTGCTGCTTCTATACTTGAATAAGGTGTATTTCTCGGGGACATCATACCACACATGGCGACATTTGGACATTTACCAAAAAATGGTAATTGACCATTAAGATTAAGAACACCCGAAGATTGTGTGAATACCCACTTCTCATCATTCCACTCTGCACCCCATCCAAATCTGATAGACTTTGGTAAGGGTACATCCAATTCACTAAGTACCTGCTCTCTAATTTTTTGTGGGCTGGATGTCAATATTTCTTCTGATAGATCACATATGACACACGAAATTGTTTTACCATCTGAAAGAACAACGGGTTGAAGATTCCATTTTGTTGTCGCTGCTATTTCTAAATCGTGTTTTAAGGTAACCTGTTCGTCAAAGTCTAATAGAATGTTTATACATCCATATGTACTTGATCTAACTTGACTATCGGCATTGGGTCCCCAGTTGTCCCCTAATAATTGTAAAGCTGGACTATTATCCACACACAAAAACAATAAACCATCACCAATAATTGTATCATCTTTAAAACCTGCTTTGTAACCATCCTTGAAGTATTCAATCTCTTTGAGTTCTTTCTCAAATTCAAATGTTACCCCCCTATTTTCTAATGCTTGTTGCATGGCATCTGACATAATTTTACCAGAAACTCGTTGGGTGTATGGTTTAGATAGTGCAACGTCATCGAAACTTTTTACAAACTCAAATGCGGACATGATATCCCAGGTTACACCATCAATAATTAGGGGAAGATGTTCGATAACCCCTTGTCCACTTTCACTCAGTTCTCCCACGGCATCTTTTAGAGATATACCCATGTATTTTTTAGGTTGACTTAGTACACGAACTGCAAGTGAAGTGAGAGTACCATAATCTTTTAAACTCAAAGATCTGAAAATAAAACTATATGGTCCATCTTTTGCAGGTTGAAATATCTCATTCCATTCTATCCCCATCTCCCCGAAGAGACTTTGTGTATTGATAAAAGCTTTATCAAAAACCATGCGGTGTGCGTGAAGATCTCTAACATTTTCATCCGGTTCCCACCACGAACCACCTGCTGATGATTTCCTGTCATATATCGTGATGTCATGATCGTCACCTGTTCTGAGTATCTCCCACGCTAGGGACATTCCAGTTGGTCCAGATCCTATGATATGAACTTTCATTCTACTTTTATCCTATATATATATTTTCACTATTGTTCGTACATTTTGTTTATATGAACCCGGTTTTCTTTCTTTCTTCTGGTGTTTTTAACATGTACATGCTACTCAAAAATACGAATACCGAAATGAACGCATATTCTACATCTCGAGTGGCGGTAAAAGCAATTAGGAATATAGATAGAAATCTAACTACCTTGAACTCAAATATTTTAGAAACATTCTCAGGTAGTTTAAAAGCTTTATGTGCGAACAATCCCTGGTACAATATGAGAAGTGAAAGCAATATAGGTTGCGTTTTAATTAAAGTTTCGGTTCTTTTACTGAAGGGACCTAAAAATGTTGAAACGCTTTTCATTAATATAAACTAAGATATTTTCACACATATAGAAAAAAGTATACACATACTGTAGGATATGCTGAATGTACTCAGTCAAAAGTCGCTGAGTCCACCACATCTAAAAATAGATTCAAATCAAAAGTTGAAAACATGGAAGTTTGCTGGTAAGTTTCTCTGGAAGAATGCCAATGTACAAAATAAAAGGGAACTTGGTCAATGGACAAAGGGGGAACTCCTCAATCTCGGACCAACATTTGTGAAATTAGGTCAAATCGCTTCGACAAGGGGGGACCTCTACCCTCCGGAATTTACAAAAGAACTAGAATCACTTCAAGATGACGTTCCTCCAGTGGAGTTTGAGACCATTATAGATTACACTATTTTCAAAGATTTTGACCCTGTGCCATTTAAATCCGCGAGTATCGGCCAAGTCCATATGGCTGTACTCCAAAACGGTCAAAAAGTTGTTGTAAAAATAAAACGCCCGGGAATCTTGGATATCATGAAGGAAGATACAGATACTATACGGACTATTGTTCAGACCCTGGAAAAAATCGGTATCGATACGGGTAACAGTTCAGGTTCAGTTCTCGACGAGTCCATAGAATATCTACTGGGAGAAGCTGATTATAAACAGGAAATAAATAATGCTATAAAGTTTCGGAAAAGTATGAAAGATGTTGATTGGGTAAAAGTTCCAAGAGTATATAAAAAGTATTCTACCGATGAAATGATTGTAATGGAATATGTACCTTCAGTAAAGTTGACTGAAATTATAGATCCCAAAGTGAATAAGAAGAAGATATGTGAAGCCCTGATAAACGCATATGTTATTCAAACCATGGATAACGGTATATTTCACGCTGACCCACACCCCGGTAATTTGGGATTTTCATCTAAAGGTAAACTCGTCTTTTACGATTTCGGATTACTCGTACCCTTATCAGATGAACTGAGAGATGGATTCACGAAACTTTTTGGGTTTATAGTCGTGCGTGATACCGCTGGTATAGTCGATACACTCGTTAAATTGGGTGTGATCGTTCCAACATCTTCAGATGTTTCTGATATTGAACTCTTCTTTGAAACTATTTTAGGGTACTTGGAGACATTAGATGGTTCTGGAATTATGAACGATGACCTCGCTGCACAACTTGCGATTGAAAAACCGTTCGTCGTTCCAAGTAGTTTCGTGTACCTCGCCAAAGCCTTCTCCACGATTGAGGGTATTTGTCTCAAACTGGATCCAGATTTCAACTACTTCACCTATCTGGAACCACTCATCCAACAACAGATCATAGAGTCTGTAGACATTGGGGATATATTCATGAAGACCACAGAGATTCCTGGGACGATAGGTAAGATAAATACAGCTGTCACGGGTCTTCAGAAGTCGAGAGGGTCTATGAAACGGTCGATGGTCAAAACACAACAGGAAATTAGGCTCGTCCAGTACAGCGTGGTATGCGCTCTACTAGCTGAGAAGTTTGGGGACAATCCACCTCTAGCGATGTTTTTTGTTTTTTGTACACTATGGTTTACTTTTCGTAAAAGTCGATAGACTTCTTCCCCCTCTTTTTGGGTGCATCAGTCTTTTGGACTAACTTGTTATGTTCATCAAAGTATCCCTTCATGCGACGCTGTTCATCACGGAAAATATCAGAGACCTTCTCTTTGATCTTGTCCACATCAGCGTCACGTTCCTTTTGGATCTTCTTACTCAATCTCTTGAACCCCTTGTCCTTCTTATCGGCGGCGAATACAGTGAAAGTGTTTGTAATGGCAAGCATTTATTATTAAGGAATATTTATTTTTTATACCTTTTCATTCTGAATGCTGCGCGGGGTCGGCGCGACATTTCGCATTCAATGTAGCTGAGTC